CTTTTGCGATTGTCTTGCTATGAGAATGGTTTTTGAATACAAGCCAAGATTTGAAGTGAGCGTATTCTAATATAAAATCTTTAACTTTGACTAAAATATACACAAATGGGATTATTTGACTTCTTGAAGAAAAAACAGAAGCTAAACACTATTTTGCCAAACATACCTTTCAATGGACAAGTAGCAATACAACAAGGCATCGTAACTTGGCAAGGTGGCGACAATATTAGTTTCGTAAACGAAGGCTATCAAGCAAACGATATAGTTTATTCAATTGTTAAGCTAATTACTGATAAAACAAAGATTGCCCCTTGGCACGTTTACAAAGTAGTTGATGAAGTTTCGGCAAAGAAATACAAGGCTTTAATTAGCCAACCAGATAAGATTGAAAACTGGAAAGAAGTAAATAATTTACACAAGAAAGCATTTGAATTATATACTGGCGATGCAAGACTTAACGAGTTATTAAAATACCCTAATGAAGAAGATACTTGGGGTGATTTGGTTGAGGCTTGGGCAGGTTTTAAGTTAATTACTGGAAACTCTTTCGTTTATGCTAAAATGATTGAAGGTGGGAACAATAACGGCAAACCTTACGAGTTGTTTGTGCTTCCATCTCAATATATGTACATCTTAGCGAACACATTAGAGTTCCCTCCAACAATAGCAGGTTATCAGTTGAATTACGGACCTTTATGGAACTTTACTAAACAAGAAATATTACAAGACAAATACTTTAACCCACAATGGAATACTACTGGCAATCAATTATATGGTCAATCTCCTTTGATGGCTGCTGCAAGAAACTTGACTCGTTCGAACGAAGCCAAGACTGCTGCGGTTGCATCTTTCCAGAATGGTGGTCCAGCTGGAGTTCTTTTTATGAACGATGAACGCTTTGATCCAATAAGTGGAAGCCAACAAGCACAAGCACTTAAAAGAGCGGTTAGTGAGAAAGGCGGAGCGGCTAACTTTAATTCAATTGCGGTTAGTGGTTATAAAGTAGATTGGAAACAAATAGGATTAAGTCCGGTAGAACTTGACATTATTGAAAGTGAGAAGTGGGATATGAAAGCACTTTGCAATATTTACGGAGTACCGGCACAATTATTAAACGATAGCGAGAATAAGACTTACAATAACCAAAGAGAAGGAGAGAAGGCTTTGACTTTACGTTGTGCTTTGCCTTTGTTGATTTCAATGCGTGATAATATCAATAGAAAGCTGCATAGTGATTGGGGTTATAGAGGTTCCAATATTTATGTTGATTTTGACGCATCTGTTTACGGAGAATTAGAAGCTAACAAGAGCGAACAAGTAGAATGGTTGGACAAGGCTTGGTGGATTGCTCCTAAGCAAAAGATGGATATTATGGGATTAGAAATTCCAGACTATATTCCAGAAGAAGAAATGGAAAAACTTTATATCCCAAGTTCTTTGCAACCAGTTGACGACTTCCAACCATTAAACTTACCAAATGAATAGTCAAGAGTTAATTGATAGTTTATTTGATCTAAAAGTTGAGTTAAAAGCCGACCTAAGCGAGATAATAGACGAAGTTTATTCTAAGTATCATGACATAGTAAATATGTCTTATTCGGAGTTAAAGGCTTGGAGCGAAACAGATTGCTCTAAGTTAGCTTCATTAGATAGAAGCCCAATAACAAGAAACTTAAACCTACTTAGCAAGAAGAAAAGCGAGTGGGGTGCAAACGAGGTTAAGTCAGCAAATAGAACGATTAGTTTTGTTAGCCGTATGAAAAATATGGAACAAGGAGAACCAGTATCTAAAACCTGCCCATCCAAAAGGGATATATCTCTTAAGAACTGGGCTTACAATCCAAATAAATAAAATGAATAACTACGCAGAAAAATTTATTAAATTATCTAAATATTTAATAGAGGAAATCAAAAAGACAACTGGCATCAACAAAGCAGGAAACACTTTTGCGAATGCTAAGGTAGATGCTGGTAAAGTTAAAAGACCACAATCTTGGACTCCGCCAACAATGAATCAAGAGAATAAGTTTATTGAGGAGAACGGATGGGCGGCTTATGGCAAATGGCACTTAGGTATTGATGCAAATGCAGACCCAGAAACTAAAGCACATTGGCACTACATTTATACAAGCGACTTTGAGAATGTAGATAGAGCAGGTTTAATCGCAATTAGACAAAGAGCAGGTCAGCAAAAGCAAGTTGATGTATTTGAAGCAGCAGGAAAGTTATTAGAGAAAATTGATGCCTAATGATTTGGCAAGATTATAGGAAGCTATATTTAAACGCACTAAAGACCTATTCGCCTAAGTTCAAAAAAGAACTACAAAAGCAAGTAGATACCTTTTGTCGTACCCAAGATTACGCAGCAATATCTTCTAAAGGCATTTCTAAGACCATTAAGCAGCTTCACGTTGCTTTAGGTACAAAGATGGCTACTGCAACAAATAAGTCCGTTAAAAAGGCTACAAAAGGCTTTTATGAGCCATTTGAAATGAAAATGAGCCAAACGGATATTTATTCCTATGTTATTCTTCAGTTCTTAGAAAGACAAGGAGTAAGCCAGATAGCAGACGAAATCACAAACACAACAATCAATCAAATTGCTGCATACCTACAAAAAGGCTTTGAGCAAAACTTATCTATTCAAGAGTTAATCCCAATGCTTAGACAAGCTGGGATAACTGACTTTAGAGCAGAACTTATAGCAAGAACCGAAACCGGAAGGGCTGCTAACTTAGGTGCTATGGTTGGAGCGACTGCAACTGGATTAGTAACTGTTAAAGAATGGATTTCAGCAAGAGATGCAAGAACAAGAAGAATGCCGCCAAGTTATGCTGACCATCTTGTAATGGATGGAGTTAAGGTAGCATTTGACGAACCATTTAAAGTTCCTACAAGTCCAAAGGCAAAAGGTGGAACACATATTGGAAATGTAGAATTAATGATGCATCCTTGCGATAGCGGTGCAAGTGCTGCTAATACTTGTAATTGTCGTTGTACAGTTGCGTTCGAGGCTCAAAGAGATGCAAACGGCAAACTAAAAACATTTGATAGATACCCTCCAAAAGGGGATATGGGTTTCATTTGGGCAACACTTGGAAATATAGCAGGAATACAAATTGGTAATTTAATAGCAGAAGCATTACAATAATAAAAAAATTAATAACTTTGTTTTATGAGTAAAATTGAACAAAAGGGATATGATGAAATGATTTTAGACATAACCCCAGAAACAAGAACAGTTAAAGCATGTTGGTCAAGAATTGGTAATGTGGATTTAGACGGCGATATTATTGTTGCTGATGCGTTCACAAAGACAATTAAAGAAAGAGGACCAGCAGGAAAGAACATGATTTGGTCTTTAGTAGATCATAAAGCTGACATGGCACATACTTTAGGTAAGCCTAAAGAATTATACATTGAAGGCGATATGCTTGTTGCGGTTACTGACTTGATAGAAACAGAGTGTGGTGAAGATGCAATCAAACTTTACGAGGCTGGTTTAATCAACCAACACTCAATCGGTTTTACTACATTAAAAAGCACAGTTGACCAAAAGACTGGAGTAAGAACAATTACAGAGTTAAAACTTTATGAAGGTTCAGCAGTACTTTGGGCAGCTAATCCAGAAACTCCAACATTGGGTTTCAAGAATGAATTTAAACAAAACAAGGAAGTATTATCTTTGCGTTTAGAAAACTTGATTAAGGCATTTAGAGGTGGAACCTTTACGGATGACACTTTTGCTTTAATGGAGATTCAAATAAAACAAATACAAGCTGCATTATTAGAACTTGAAGTTGTTGAAACTATCACTCAACCCGCTTTAGCAGTTGAGCCGACCCCAGCACCAGAGGAGAAAAGTAATGAAGAAGTATTGAAAGCAATCAAACATTTTAACAATCTATTTAAAAAGTAAAAATGGAAAATTTAATTAACGAAATGGCTGAAAACCTTAAAGGTTTCCAAGCTAATGCAGAAGCTCAAATTAAAGAAGTAGCTGCACAAGTAACTGTTGTAAAAGACGAGTTACAAAAACAAATCGATTCTCAATTAGCTGCTCAAAAGAAAGCTGCTAAGAAAGAAGTAAAGCACATTGACGAAGTTATCATGGAGAAATTAGATGGCAACTTTGATGCAATGGAAAAGTCTTTAAAGTCTAATGGTAAGTATCGTTTAGATTTATCTGACGTTAAAACAATGACTTTATCTGGAAACTTAACTGGTGATGCTCAAGCGTCTTACGCTCCAAACCCAGCTATCCAACCAGCACAAAGCATTAACTTTAGAGATTTAATCCCAACTGTAAGAAGCGAAAGCGGATTGTATGTTTACTATCGTGAGAACGCTGGTTTAACTAACAACATCGCTAACCAAACAGAAGGTAACGATAAAGGTGAGAACAACTACTCTTTAACTGAAGTTAAAGTTGTAAACGACTATTTAGCTGGTTTCTCAACTTTCTCTAAGCAAATGTTGAAGTCTTTACCTTTCATGACTCAAACATTACCAAGAATGTTACAAAGAGATTTCTTTAAGGCTGAAAACGCTGCATTCTTCACAAGTGTATCTGGTGCTGCAACTGGTTCTACTACAACTGCGGAAACTAACGACTTGTTACAATTGATTGATTACATCGGTAACCAAAAGACTGCAAACTTCGTTCCTTCTTATGCTTTAGTTAGCCAAACACAAATGGGTCGCTTATTGAAAGCTACTGTTGCTGCTGGTTACTATGCTGGTAACGGATCTGTAATCGTTTCTCCTAACGGCGGTATCACAATCTGGGGTGTTCCAGTTGTATCTGCTTCTTGGGTAACTGATGACAAAGTATTAATCTTTGACGCATCTTACTTAGAGCGTGTTGAAGTTGAAGGTTTAGCTATCGAGTTCTCTTATGAGAATGGCGAGAACTTCCAAAAGAACTTAGTAACTGCTCGTATCGAGTGTTACGAAGACATCAACTTAATGTTGACTACTTCAGCTATCTACGCTGATATGGGTAACGTTGGATAATAACTAACCTATATAAAATAAGAACCCCACTTTAATCGGTGGGGTTTTTTATTATAATTAATGTAAATTTGTAAAAAGATATTATGGCATACTCAAATTATATTAACGACTTTACAGCTACCCCAAACGCTCCTATAACAGAGCCAGTAACAGTTGCAGAGGCTAAAGCCTATTGTAGAGTTAGTACTTCAACAGAAGATACTTTATTCTCAACGCTTATTACACAAGCAAGAGAAGCAATTGAGATGGCAACTGGTTTAAACTTAGTTCCTAAAGCAATGGTTATATTTTTCAATAATATTGGAGGTAATTTTGAGATGCCATTCGGTCCAGTTACGGCTCAATTTAAGTTATACGATATGGAGCAAGATGGAATAGAGGTAACTGGCACTAACTATCAATTAATAGGCGATAAGTTCCCTAAATTGGTTTATCCTAAGTACGCAAACCTAAAGGCAACTTACACAAGCGGTTATACAACAATACCAACGGATTTAAAGGTGGCTATCTTAGATCAAGTAAGTTACGATTACGAGAATAGAGGCTTAGATGCTGATACTGGAATTTGTAATAAATCATGGAAGGCTTGTCAAAGATGGACAAGAGTTTCCCCAATATTATAGTATGAAATTAGGTAAAGCTAAATCGGTTTATATAGACGCTAACACAATGACAAGAGAAGTCTTGTTATATGCACCAACTCGCACAAGCGATGGTCAAGGTGGATATACTACGACTTTTGCCCTACAAGGCACAGTTTGGGGCGATTTAAGACCAGATGATAAGGTTAGAAGTGTTGGAGAGTCGGAATTGCAATTTGACCAAAGAATGAGGCTTTATATTCGTTTTGGGGTTACTATTACGGATGTTTACGAGGTTGAGGTGGAAGGATCAAGATATACGATTCATTCTATCAAGGATGTAGAGAACCAACATAGATTCTATGAAATTATAATTTATAGATAATGAGTTTTTACTTAAACTTAGAAGGCTTAGATAATTTAAATAAGAAAATATCTGAATTGGATAAAAAGGTAAAAATAGAAGTATCTAATGAAATAAATGCATCTGCATTAAAAATGCAATCGGATGCAAAAAGACTTGCGCCAAATAATTTTGGGCAATTAAGAGGTAGCATAAAATTAAGTCCAGAATCAACTGGAAGTCTTACATATATAGTAGCTGCAACTGCTTCTTATGCTGCATATGTAGAGTTTGGGACTGGTGGGAAAGTATCAATACCAGCAGGTTTTGAAGACGATGCTGCAAAATTTAAAGGGGGTCAAAATGGTACTTTTAAAGATATGGTTGAAGCATTAACTTTGTGGGTTAAAAGGAAAGGCATTGGAAACGGCAAAAATGACAAAGGTGTCGCTTATGTAATAGCAAGAAGTATCTTGCAAAAAGGACTTAGACCGCAACCATTTTTAATACCAGCTTACGAACAAGAAAAGCCTAAATTAATTAAAAGATTAAAAGAATTATTAAATGCTTAACCCTAATATAGAAATAAAGAAATGGTTTTATACCAACTTAACAAGTGCTACAAGTTTAGTAGTTTATGATGGTATTGCACCAGATGGAGCAGGTAATGAATATATTGTAATGAGTGGAAGAACATCAAGCCAAGACGATGGGAAAAGCGGTTATACAAACTCTGTAACCATAGATGTTGACATTGTTACAAAAAATGCTAACTTTGGCTATAAACGTGCTGAAGAAATTAGCAATTTAGTTCTTACGGCTATTAATTCGGATACCAATATAACGTTAGCAAATGGCTTTTATAGTTCAACGCTTTTCGTTCAAAGTATTAGAAATTTAGACGGAATTAACCCAATTGACAACGTATTTAGAACGATTATAACATATAATATAATAATAACTCAAAATTAAATAAAATGGCAGAAACTAAAGTATCAGCAAGGGATTACATCCTTTTAGCAGACATAGACAACGATGGCACTTTTAAACCAGTTGCTTGTCTTACATCTAACTCATTAACATCAACTTTAAATGTAATTGATGCAACTTCTAAATGTGGCGACCAATTCCAAGCTGGTCCTTCATTTAGCCAATCTTTTAGAGCAGAAGGTTTTGCAATTGACGAAACTGGAACTCCAGCTAAAGATAGCTACCAACAGTTGTACACGGCACACGCTGCAAGAACAACATTTGCAATGAAAATGGGCAAGGCAACTCCTACTGCTGGAGATATTACATATAGCGGAAGTGTATTTATTTCTGCATTTGATGTAAACGCAGCAGATAAAGATGATGTTAAATTTACTGCAACTTTCACAGTAGCTTTACCTCCATTAACTCAAACTGAAACTGCATAATAAAAACCTATGTTTGAACTAAAACTAAACAACAACACAATAAAATTAAAATGGGGAACTTGGTCAATGCGAGAATTTTGTATTGAAAAGGGTATAACCATTGACAAGTACTTTGACATATTAAGCAATACGCATTATGACTTAGATGTATTAATTAAATTAGTACATATTGGTTATAAGTCGGCTTGTGTTAGTAATAAAGAAGAAATCATTTACAATGAAAATGATGCTTGTGATTGGATTGATGAATTAGGCTCAATTTTTGTATCTGATGGTCCTTTAGTAGACTATGTAAAGTATGTTGTTAATACTACTGTTACAAGTGTACAAGGAAAGCCAAAGGAAGAAAAAAAAAAGTCTAATAAAGCTAAACTGGGATGATATTTTAGTTAAGGCTGCTGAATGTAATATACGCCCAAGCGAGTTTTGGGAGATGACTTGGAAAGACTTTTCTATTATTGTTATGGGAAAGGAAAAACAAGAATTAAACGAATGGGCGAGGACACGAAACCTCGCCTATATTGTATATTTAAGTAATACTTCAGAAAAATCGCCTAAAAGCCTAAAATCATTCTGGCATATCCCAGAGATTGACGACATTGAGGAAGAGGAAGAAAAAATAATGCTTACTGACGACCAGTTAGCAAGAACATTAAAAATGTACGGAGTAAATAAATAAGATGGCACAAGAAACATTAAAACTCGTCATAACTGCGGACAATGCTGACGCATTAGCTAAGATTAAACAATTCTCTGAAAGTTTAGGTGCGCAAACACAACAGTTTGAAAGGAATAAAAAGGCAGTAGGTGATGCTACAAATACTTTAATAAATTTTGGAAGATTAGCAGAAGATAGTGCATATGGATTAAGAGGTGCTGCAAATAATATTAACCCATTTATTGAGTCCTTTCAAAGGTTAAAAAAGGAAACTGGTAGTACAAAAGATGCTTTATTATCAATGGCACAAGGTTTAATTGGACCAGCTGGTATTATAGTTGCAGTTTCTACTATTTCAACTTTATTAATTTCATATGCGGATAGCCAGAGTAAAGCTAAAAAAGAAGCTGAAGAATTAGCAAAAGCTGATGGTAATAGTACTGATCAAATTAAGAAGAAAAAAGATGCAATTGATTCAATTTATGAATCAACTGCTAAAGAGGTTGCGCAAGTTACTACATTAGTTTCAATAGTTGAAAATGAAACAGAAACAAGGAAACGAAAAAATCAAGCATTAGAACAATTACAAAAGATTGCTCCAGATATATTTAATGGCTTAAAATTAGAAGGAACCGCAGTTAATGGTTTAAATACTGCATATGAAACATATATTAATAATATAAATACTGTTATTGCTTTAAAAATAAAACAAGCAGAATTAGAAACATTAACAGAAAAGATATTAAAGATTCAAGGTGTAACTCTAACACAAGAAGAAAAGTTAATAAGAAATATTGGAGAGGCATATACAAAGAAAAGGATTGAAACTGCAAACGAAAATGAATCAAGAAAGATAGCTACTGATTTACAAGCTAAACAAAACAAAAAAGATTCAGAATTAAATCAATTATTAGAATTAAGGAAAGGGTTATTAAAAGACATAGGAGAATTATCAAAAGGTCAAAAGATTGGAGGTGGTAATGGAGATGGTGGAGGTGATAAAAAAGATCCATTTGTAGAAGCTACAAAAGACTTTAATAATGCAGTAAAAGTTAATTTAGAATTATTAGGAGCAGCTAAAATATCACAAGAATCATACTTTGCAAATTATTTAGAAATAGTTAAAAGCTATGTAAATAAATTAAAAGGAATTGATACAACTCAAGCACAAGAAAAGCTAAAGGCATTAACTCCAAAAGAATTAGTTAAAAACGTATCTGATACTTATGACCAAGACCTAGAAGCAAAATCTGCTGCAATGGATGTATTTGACATGAATCCATTAAAAAGAGGTGCTAATATTCAAGGAAATGAGCCAACTCCATTTAGTAAAGAGGCTTTTGAAAATGGTAGAAAAGAAATGGATAAATTCTTTAAAGAGAACAAAAAGAATTTTAAAGAAGCAGACGATGAGGCTGAAAAATTTGCAGAAACAATAGCTTTTACGGCTACAAATGCTATTATGGGATTATGGTCAGCAATGGAGCAAGGAATGAGTTTAGGTGAAGCATTAGGTGAAGTCTTTATAAATATAGCAAAGCAAATTGCAGCTGCTGCATTACAAGCATTATTATTCCAAGTAATTCTTTCAGCTATAACTGGAGGTACATCATTAGCCGATGATGCAGCTGGAGGAGTAGGTAAAGTTGCATCTGCTGCAACTGATTCAGAAGATGAAGATGGTGGATTTTTAGGTATATTAAAAAAAATATTTGCTTTTGCTGAAGGTGGTATAGTAACTGGACCAACATTAGCTATGATTGGTGAAGCAGGAGAAAATGAAGCAGTAATGCCTTTAAGTAAATTAAGTGGTATGCTAAATACAACATTTAATGCTGGTACAATGGCTTCTAATGGAGGAAACGGCAATGGTGAGTTTGTATTGAGAGGTCAAGACTTAGTATTAGCTTTAAATAGAAGCGAAACATCTTTAAAATATAGAAGAGGATAATGGCATATTACAATAAATATAAAATAACATTTTCTACTAAGACAAGTAAAACTGCTTACTTATATTTACAAGAAGATTTAGCTTCTGCTCCTACTTTAATAGAGTATTTAGGGGTTGATTTGTCTTTACAATATATCCCAAGCGGAGATGAAATATACGAGGCAATGTATGCAAGTGAATTATCTTGTACAATTGATGTAACAGATAATTTAGCTAATATACCAGACTTTGTTACTTTAAACGATAGAAAATACTTTGCTAAGTTGTTCCTAAATGATAGCTTAGAGTGGTGCGGTTATACTTTAAGCGATAACGTATCTGTAAGTTATTCAACTGGTAGAAAGCAAATATCTTTTACTTGTGTTGATGGATTAGGAATGTTAAGAAATATACCTTTAGAAATAAACAGCGTTGGCAATAGAACAAATACTTTACAAACAGTATTAAGTTATATTTTAACTTGTTTAAACGCATTAGACTTTCCAACAAATCCAAACTTGGTAACAGTTTGCTCTTATTTTGCAACTGGTATGAATGATAGAGAAGATGGCACTCAATACGAGCCATTTAGTCAAACTTACTTACCTATAAGAACGTTTAAAAATGACGATTATACCTACGAGAATAGTTACGATGTATTAGACAAAATTGTAAAGTCTTTTGGTTGTAGGTTGTTCCAAGCTGGTGGGAAATGGTGGATTGTAGCAGTAAACGAGTTTGCAAATACTAATAACTACTTTACGGAGTACGATTATTTAGGAGCAGTTGTAACAAGCGGAAGTAATCTAAACACTCTAAGCACAATACAAGGATATAATGGCAACACGAGTGGTTTATATTATGTAAACAATGAGCAGTTTAAACTCATTTTAAAAGGATTTAATAGAGTTGAGTTTACTAAAGAGATAGACTACGAAAAGAACTTAGTAGATAATGGGAACTTAAAGATATACACTAATTTAAGTTCCGCTCCACAATCTTGGGTAGTAACCAACGTTGGGGTTGGTTCTTCATTCTATTTAGTAGATAACGCAAATGAGTCTTTTGCTCAAATTACTTTAGTTAGAGCAGGTGGGGGAGGATATACAAGAATGATTAACAACTTTATGCCTAAGATTAGTGCATCGGCAGTTTTAAATTACTCAATGTTATTTTTAAACGGAGGTGCTGGTACAAGAGGTTATGTTTCAATGACTGTATTTGACGGCACTACTACTTATTATCTAAATAATGATAAGGATTGGCAAAGTTCAGTAAGTTCTGGATATATTATACCAGAAGGAGATGATGGGGTGTTTTCATTCTCTACTTTACCTTGCCCAGTAAGCGGACAATTAACGATAGAGTTCAATAACCAAATTGGTAATAGTTGCACAGTAAGTCAGTTTGTTTTAACGGCTGAATACGAGTTTAACAAGATTGATTACTTCGCTTATATCAACAACAATAAGGAGTACAAGAAAGAAATAGATATACCTTTTGGATTTAGGGCTTTATATGGCTTTCCTACATCGGTAGGAGTGTTTTTAAAGTCGGATGGCACATCTTGGACTAACTGGTATAGATATGGAATGGCTGGTGCTTATGGTAGCTTAACGGAGTTATTAATGCAACAATACATTAACTCTTATGGCAAGAATATTATAAACATAGATTGCTCTTTAAGTAGCTTTGAAACAACAAACGCAACATTCCCTATTTTAAACGCTTCTAAGATGCTCAAGTCTACTGATACAGACCCAGCACAAATAAACGTAGCTAATAGTTCATATATGTTAGGGAACTCAACTATAAACTACGCAACGGATATAACGAGTGGAACATTGCTTGAAATAAGCAATACTGACATAGAGGCAACAATAGGGTATATAGAATATTTTAGATAATATAATTTAACTTTGGACAATGGCAGATAAAGTAACTGGTAAAAATATAATGCTCTACAAATACGATGAAGCAACGGAAACGGACATACCTTTTGCGTGTTCTACCAATTGTAGCTTTAGTGTTAATGTAGACCAAAAAGAAGTAACTTCTCAAATTTCTGCTTGGTATCGTGAATTTAAGAACGATGTAGCCAGTTGGACTATCACTTGCGATGGGTTAATAACTTTAGACAACTATGGTTATTTGTTTCTTTTAGAATTACAACAATCAAGAGAAAGTATATTAGTTAAATTCGTAATAGATAACGGAGTTGATGGCTTAGTAATAATTAGCGGAAATTGTAATTTAACAAGTTTAACTATCAATGCTCCTTATAAGGATATTGCTACATATTCGGTTAGTTTACAAGGTTCTGGTGCTTATGGTACAAGTGGAACATCAATTAGCCCAAGTGGTGTAGTTATTATAGGCGGTTCAGTATTTACAAAAGGATATACGGCAGCAGGTGGCGAAACAACAATTACTTATAGTGATTTAATTGGCAAAACTTGTCTTTATGTTTCAAGAGGCGGTATCGATGTTCAAACTATTTTAACAACTGGCACTCCAATAGATGAGGAGGTTAAATGGAATACCTTAACTGGGGTTTTAACTTTTAGCCGTGCTTTAGGTAGTGGTGAGTATGTTAGGTCATTATTTCAATAGATAAATTTAGATAAATGAGTAATCAAATAGTAATAAGTTCTGGTGCAAAAGTTAGAAGTTTAGAAGGTGTATTGACTGGAACGGCAGGTATTGTAAATTCAGTTCCTTTAGGTGGTGCAAATGGTGTGGCTACTTTGGATGCTTTAGGTAAAGTTCCTTTAAGTCAGCTACCAGCTTCGGTAGTTACTTATTTGGGAACTTGGAACGCAGCAACAAATACTCCTACTTTAACAAACGGAGTTGGTGATGTTGGTGATTTATATATTTGTAACGTAGCAGGAACAGTAAACTTTGGTGCTGGTCCTATTACTTTTGCGGTGGGTGATTGGGTTATTTATAATGGTAGCCAATGGCAAAAATCAGCTGGAGCGAGTGGAACAGTTACGAGTGTTGCGGTTACTGAAAGTGGTGATGCTCTAAC